CCTTCGCTGACACCGCGGATGATTTTTCATGAAAGGGGGGTAACCCAAAAAAAGCGAGAGAGGAGGATCTACATGGCGATACCAACAGCAAAACGACTAAGGGACTATCTTGGTGATGGTTATAAAGAATCGGATGAAGAATTAATCCAATTGTATGTTGATACACATAAATTTTATCGTAAATTACGAAAAGAAATTAACAAACAGGATCTTATGTATGAATATACGAATAAAGCTAATGCAACAAACCTGGTGAAGAATCCTCTCTCGGTTGAGTTGACGAAAACTGTACAAACACTGAATAACTTATTGAAGTCTCTTGGACTTACGCCTGCTCAACGTAAAAAAATAGTGAATGGAAATGGCGACGACGACTTCGAAAATTTCTGATCCGAAGATAAAAAAAGCAGCACAAAGTTTTAGTTTTATTACGTGGAAAAAAGAGCAGGTAAAAAAGGGCAACATACGATTAGAGCCGGCAAATAAATTATTAACAACCTGGTATGCGCAACAAGCTATAAAAGGCAAGATACTTGTAAGTAAAAAGAATAAACAAGCAGCTCAAAGGCACTTAAATGATTTAAAAAGACAAGGAACAGATGAATTTCCATGGATATTTGTAGAAGATAAAGGTCATAGGCCAATTCGATTTATGGAGAAATATTGTAAACCATCCAAAGGTGACTTTGATAAATTAACGATTCAACCATGGCAACATTTTATTATTGGTTCCCTTTATGGTTGGGTGCATAAGGATACAGGCATAAGGCGCTTTCGTGAGGGCCTTATTTTTGTTGGTAGAAAAAATGGTAAATCAACGCTTATTTCAGGGTTAGTTAACTACGCGGTAAGCAAAGACGGAGAAAATGGCGCTGATATATTCTTGTTGGCCAACAGTAAGCAACAGGCAAGTATCATTTTCGAGGAAGCAAAAGCGATGGTTAAAAAATCGCCACTGCTCCTAAAGCATTACACGCCATTGCGATATGAGATTAAACATGAAAAATCATTTTCTAAGATTGAAGCTAGGGCATCTGATAGTGAAAAGCTTGATGGTTTAAATACGCATTTGGGTGTTTTTGATGAGATACATGAGTTTAAAGACTATAAGTTAATCAACATCATCAAAAAGTCTCGTGGATCGCGTAAACAACCTTTGATTTTATATATTACGACTGCAGGCTATCAATTGGATGGCCCGCTAGTTAACTATTATGAGCAAGGAGCAGATGCATTAGATGGCGCCATTGTTGATGAGCGTACGTTTTATTTCTTGGCTGAATTAGATGATCAAGAAAAAGAATTTGAAAAGCCAGAGACTTGGATTAAAGCGAATCCTAATATTGGGGTTTCACTTGATTTAGAAATCATGATGGAAGATTGGGAGAAAGACAAACGGACTCCTGAAGAGCGTTCCGATTTTATAACAAAACAATTCAATATCTTTATCAATGCAAGTAAGATGCCATTCATTGATTTTAAAACGTTGAAAAAGAATAACAAACATTTGAATATAGAAGATCTGTATGGCATGAATGCAGTTGGTGGTTATGATTTATCCGATTCTGAGGATTTTACAAGTGCATGTTTAGAAATACCGATATTTGATACTGGTGAAATTTTTGTGCTTTCACATTCGTGGATACCAAAAAAGAAAACATTACTCAACAATGAAAAGATATCCTACCGTGAATTCTCGGATGCTGGTTATCTGACCATTTTGGATGAGGAATACATCAATGAAGAGATTGTTTATGAATGGTTTATTGAACAAGCGAAGCATTTTAATATTGAAATGATCACATATGACCCAGCTAAAGCGTTTAGGCTTAATAAAGCATTTGAACAAGATGGATATCCAACTGAGATTGTGCGACAAGGGTTCTTAACTCTCGGTCCTGCAATGGACGATTTAAGAAATATGTTTTTAGATGGCAAGGTTATCTTCAATGAAAACCCATTGTTACGTTGGTATATAAACAATGTGGAATTGGTAATGGATCGCAACAGAAATAAAATGCCTACGAAATCAAATCGATATCGCAAAATAGATGGTTTTGCAGCAATGTTAAACTCCCATACAAAAGTAATGGAGAAATTAGTTGTCCCTACTGGTGATGGTGATATTGGTGTGGTTAGTTTGGCTGATTTGATGAAATAAGAAATATTGAAAGGTGGTGAGAGATTGAAATTCTTTCAACGTATAAAATATTCTATTAACAGCGCATATATGGCATGGAAAGGAGTAAATTACGACTTTTCTTCTTGGATGGGTAAAACATTCTTTGGTATTGAAAATTCCACCTTAGCCACCAATGAAACGATTTTTAGTGTAATAACTAGATTATCGAATAGCATGGCTTCTTTACCGTTAAAGTTGTATAAAAACTATGAAATCACACAAAATGACGCTTCAGATAAATTGATAAACGAACCAAACCCCAATATGACTGGGTTTGAATTTATCCGAAACATGGAAACATCGCGTGATGAAAAAGGAAACGCCTATGCGGTTATCGAACGGACTATCCGAAACCAGGTTGAACGATTGACATTAGTTAATCCTGATTATGTGGTACCAATGTTAGAAAAAAACACGAAAGAACTGTGGTATGAAGTAACTGGCGAAGATGGAAACAGGTATTATTTTCATAATATGGACATGATCCACGTCAAACATATTGTTGGTTCTAGCGGTTTAAAAGGAATTAACCCTATAAAGGTGTTATCCAATGCAAATGAATTTGATAAGGCAGTTAGAGAATTTAGTTTAAAAGAAATGCAAAGCGCTCCTAACTCTTTTATTTTAAAGTATGCCGCTAACGTCGATTCAGATAAAAGGCAACGTGTTATTGATGACTTTAAACGCTTTTATAAAGACAATGGCGGTATTTTGTTCCAAGAACCAGGCGTTGAAATTGATGAGTTAGAAAGAAAGTACGTTGCAGCTGATACATTTACGACAGAACGAATTACACGTTCACGGGTTGCGAATGTGTATAATGTGCCGGTAACGATGTTGAATGATACAGAAGGGCAAAGTTACTCCAGTAATGAGCAATTAATGCGAATGTATGTGGATCTCACATTAATACCGATTGTAAGGCAATATGAACAAGAATTTAATAGAAAGTTACTTACACCAGACGAAAGAAAGTCTGGACATTACTTTAAATTTAGTGTTAATGCCCTTCTTAGAGGAGATATGGCAGCAAGGACCGCATTCTATAGCATGATGATTCGCAGTGCTGGTATGAAACCGGATGAAGCGAGAATGTTTGAAGACCTTCCGCCCGTTGGTGGTAACGCTGATAAATTATGGATTAGTGGAGATTTGTACCCTATTGACTTGCCGGCGAACGAAAGGAAGTCTAATAACAAAAATAACAATGAGGACTAACACGCCTAAGAGCGTGTTTTTATTATGCCCTTTAAGGAGGTGATAACAAGTATGAAGTTTTTCAACCTTATAAACAAATCTAAGGATACTGCTGAACTATACATCTACGGTGAAATAGTTGGGGGCGATAAGTGGGATGCAGACGATGTTACGATTGCTGAGTTTAAAGACCAATTAGAAAACCTTGACGACAGCGTTAAGACATTGAACATGTATGTCAATAGTCCTGGCGGTAATGTATTCATTACAATTGCCATGTTAAGCCAACTAGAACGAGTAAAAGAACGCAATATTACTATTGATGCTTATGTGGATGGTGTTGCCGCAAGTGCGGCTTCCTTTTTAATTATGAAGGCAGATAACATCTACATGTACGAATCTAGCCTTTTAATGATCCATAAACCAATGGTCGGACTAATCTTTGGAGCTAACGCTAAAACATTGAGAAGTAAAGCGGATTGGTTGGACAAAATAGAGCAGTCAACATGTGTTCCGGTGTATATGAAGAAAGCAAAGGATTCCCTAACAGCAGATAAATTAGATGAAATGTTAGTAGAAGAAACATGGTTATCATCTAGCGAGGCTGCTCAATATTTCGATTTGGAAGTGATTGAAGAAACAAAAGATGCGGTCGCTAGTTTGAGTGTAGAATCATTTGAACAATTTAAAAATGTGCCGAAATCACTTCTTGATCAAGTCAAACAAAAGCAAAAAAAAGCAGGACCATCTAAAGAAGAAATGGAACAACGTCAACGAATCGCTGAAGAAGCAAAACAAAATTCAAACTATATTAGTGATATTCTGGGAGGAATGTAAAAATGACAAAAAGTAAAGATTTATTTAAAGCCGTAGAATGTAAGAGTAAATTAAAATTAAAATTAAATCTTCAATTCTTTGGAGATAAAACTTTGTACGAATTAAAACAAAACCTATCTACTGTTGGTCAGCAATTACAGAAAACCGAAGGGGAACTTGCTTCAGCAGCAATTGACACAAATAAATCAACTGAAGATATTCAGGCGTTACAAAGTACCAAGAAAGATTTGAAGATGCGTTTCGATGTAATTAAAGAACAACATGATGTGCTTGATGCAGAACAAAAATCTAAATTTAATCAAAAGGAACCATCTTTTGAAGGACTTTCTGATGAAGATAAGCAGATCAAAGCAAAAGCTGAATTTATCCGTGCTTCCATTGAAGGACGTCCGGTATCAGATGACGTTAAACAAATTTATGCACTACCTGGTGGAAACGTTACAGGTGGAGATAAGTTCTTACCTACTAACTTGCAAAATGAATTGGTTCACGAACCTTTCGCTCGCAACCAATTGAGGGAAATTTCTGCTACTTCTAACATTAAAGGTCTTGAATTACCTAAGATTTCTTACACAATTAATGATGATGCCTTTATCGATGACACTCAAGTTGCGAAAGAGCTAGCCATGACCGGTGATGTTGTCACTTTCGGTCGTAACAAATTTAAAGTAAAAGCAAAAATTTCTGATACAATTGTTCACGGTTCAGACATTGAACTTGTAAACTATGTGGATAATGCACTACGGTCTGGTCTTGCTTCTAAAGAGAAAAAGGATGCACTTGCCGTGACTCCTGCAGTTGGCTTTGAATATATGTCATTTTATGGTGGTGGTGTAACAGCTGTTACCACAAGTGAAGCGGCCGGGGGAACGCTTTATAAATCAATTAAGGATGCAATTGCAGATCTACATGAAGACTTCCGTGATAATGCTCATATTGTTATGCGTTATGCAGACTACATGGACATTATTGAAACACTAGCGAATGGTAATGCGACACTTTATCAAGCGCAGCCAGAACAGGTACTTGGAAAGCCAGTTCACTTTGCTGATGGAGCAACCAAACCTATTGTTGGTGACTTTAACTTCTTCCGTATTAACTATGACGCTATGACATACGACACAGATAAAGATGTTAATTCTGGTGATTATTTATTTGTGTTAACTGCATGGTATGATCAGAAACGTTCTCTAAATTCTGCGTTCCGTATCGCTGAAGTGGTGGCGTAATATGGGTTATAACGTATTAAGGAAATTTAAGGCTCCGGATGGTTCGGGGCCTTTTGTTGTAAACGGAAAATTTGAGACAGACGACGAACGCTTAGCAAAGTCATTAATTGATGCGGGATTAATAGAGAGCAAGAAAAAGCCTGAAAGTAAATCTGAAGATAAACAAGAAAAGAAAGAATCTAGCGACAAGAAGAAAAATCCTGAAAGTAAATCAAAATAAAAGGAGGTAATCAACGTGCCATATTTAAATAACGTGCATTTGACTCCTGGCGGTAAAATCACCGCTAATGGGAAACAAGGTTCAATTGCTAACTTTACTGATAACACAGGCATTTCAACAAAAGACAACATTATTGAAAATGTTCCAGCGACCGCTACAGTTCCCGGAGTTCTGGCTGATGCTGCTACAAGAACTGAAGTAAATTCGGCACTCGCTTCGATTGAAAATAATACCGCAGATTTAACGGAGACTGTAAATCAAATTCTAGTCGTATTACGGGACCTCGGGATGTTAAAGAGTACGGGGGTATAGCATATGTTACCAACCGCACCTGAAGTGAAAAACTATTTAAGACTTGATGGAGCCGAGGACGATGCGTTTATCGGCTCTTTGATTTCTGTTGCAAAAGAGGATTTAACAGCATCAGGAATTACCGTTCAAACAAGTGAACGTTATAAACTGGCAGTTATGTTACTGGTAGCCAACCATTATGAAGAACGTCGTCCACAAGTTGTAGGGACCATTACAAATAAACTTGCTTATAGCCTAGAACGGATTATCTTACAATTAAAAGCAGAAGAGATACCACTCGATAGTGAATTGGTGTGATACGATGAATCCTGCGAAATATCGTCACCGAGTATCTGTTCAAAAACCAACGGATGAACGTATCGATGGTCAGTTTGTAAAGACTTGGAGTGAATATAAAAAAGTTTGGTCAAGTAAAGAGGATAAAGGCGGCGATGAATACTTTGAAGCAAAAGCTGCTAATGCTGTTCGAACTGTTGTCTGGGAAATTCGTTTTGATCAAGAGCTTTATAAAAACGGTGAGGGCAGACGTTTTTTATATGATGATCAATCATACGAGATTAAAAGTGTAGCTGACAAGAAAGGTCTCCGAAAAGAATTAGAAGTTATTACGGAAGCGGTGGTATCTAGTGCCAGCTGATATGCAAGTAACTATTCGTAATAAAATAGACCAATTCGGAAAAAAAGGTAGAATGTTAGAAGGTAAAATATTGCGTTCTGCGGGCGAAGTCGTTGCAAAAGCTATATCTGATAACATTAATCGTTCACGCGGTGGAGAAGGATATAAACACTTAGCTGACAACATTGTGGTTAGTAATGTTCAAACCAATCCCTATGGTGAACGTAGTGTGCGCATTAGTAGTATAAAAGAATTAGGTTATCGTCTTAAATTTTTGGAGTTTGGTACAAGTAAAATGAGCGCACAAGCTCCTATGACAATAGGTGTTGACGAGTCTAAATCAGAGGTTGCACAAATACTTTCGATAGGCATGAAAGGGATTATGAAACTATGATTGATTTAAAAGACGATATATTACATGCACTAGAGAACAATACCGATTTAACCGCAAAATTAGATTTTTATAGTGGTTATCCAGCAATATTTCAAAACAAAGCAGAATCGAATCAGGATTTTAACTCGTACATCATCTATCAATTGATCAACAATACTGATAGCAATTATGCGGATAATAAAGCATTGCGAGAATATATCCATTTTCAAGTTTCAGCATTTACTAAAGGCGCAACTACAGGCATGGGAGAAGAAATTGTCAAATCCATGGAGTCATTGGGCTTTTATCGTGTCTACATCGGTGAGACACACGAAAGCGATACAGGATACGATCATGTATCGACACGATGGAAAACTAAAAAAATGAAGGTAGGGAATTAAATTATGGGGAAATATGCAACTGGAATAAAGAATTTTTACGTAGCTAAACAATTAACAGATACAGCCGGAGTAGGAGCGACGTATGATACTCCGGTAAAATTATCTGAAGCAGTTAGTGCAAGTGTTGAACCAAACGTGGCAACAGGTAGGTTACCTGGCGATAACAGAATCGTAGCAACAGCCAGTAAATTTAATTACGCAACTGTTAACATCACTTCAACAAGTCTTACTGCACAAGATGAAGTGCTTGTATTTGGTAAAACATTAGGAGCTGACGGTGTATTAAAATCTAAAGGTGAAATTCCTTATGTTGCTTTTGGATTTGAAGTAACATTTAATGATGCATCTAGCGAATTTTGGTGGTTGTTAAAAGGGAAGTTCCAAGAACCATCCCACTCAAAAAATACGCAGGGCGATTCAATTGAATTTTCTCAGCCTTCCATTTCTGGAGAGTTTATCCCGCGCGACTTTGATGAGGAGTGGAAATTCGTGGGTAATGAAGGTAATACAGGATTTGAAACTATCACTGCTGATAATTGGTTTAATGCTGTATATGAACCTAATCCAGATACAACTGCACCAACCATTACTGTTTCACCATTAGATGCGGCTACAGGTGTCGCAGCAACAACAACAATCGAGTGGACATTCAGCGAGGAAATCAAACAAGAAGATGTGCATGATGGTAACTTCTATCTCATGGATGTTTCTGGTAACGAAGTTATGGGAGTATTATCAACTAACGTAGGTAACATGATCGTGACGTTGACTCCTGATGCTTCATTAAGTGCGACGACCGATTACACAGCAGTAGCATCTAAGAATGTACGAGACCTTGGTGGAAATAACTTGGCTAGTACAGAAATTACAAACTTCACTACTATTTAATAAGAGAGGGCTTATGCCTTCTCTTATTTTTACATAAAACGAAAAGAGGTGATTTTGTGGATAAAGAATTAAAAGATGATCTACAGCACAAACCGAAACAAGCAAAAATTAAGATTGATAAAGAACGCACATTTATTCTTGATTTAAATGCTTATGCAGAGATTGATTTATTGTATGATGACAAAAACTTTTTTCAGATTGAACAAGATTTCAATTTAGGTCGTCCTTATGCAATCCGTGCTTATTTATGGGCTGGATTAGTGCACGAGGATAAAGATTTGACCATAGAACAAGTGAGCGCATTTATTGATATATACAATGTGGGCATATGCACAGAAATAATTGATGAAGCACTCACTGATAATAAAGCAGAAAAGACAGTTGAAGTAAAAAAAGATAATAAACAGGCAAAAAAAAAGTAGCTAACCAGAAATATGACTGGGAAGCTGCTTTTTATTTTGCAACAGAAGCATTGAAAACAACAGAAGAAGCCTTTTGGTCTATGAGTTTAAGGCGTTTGAACGCGTTGGTCCTTATGAAAGAAATACGTAGAGAACGAATTGAAAAGGAAAGAGAAATGATCAAACAAAATAAAGCGCTCGAACAACTGCGGGCGTTATAAGGCGGTGATCAATCTATCTCCCAGCTACATGGGTGATGTAGCAATTTTTGAAAGGCGGGTGAGAACATGGCAAATCGTGAAGTAATAGCTGATCTAGTCGCTCAGGTGTCGATGGATGGAACTAAATTCACTACAGGAATGGGTAAGGTTAGTAGACAGCTTAGAACTGTCCAAGAAGAACTAAAGACTGCTAGAAGTCGTTTTAAACAGACTGGTGATTCAACGGACTTTCTAGGGAACAAATCTGAAACGTTAGGTAATAAGTTACTGCTTCAAAAGTCTAAATTAGATTTATTAAATAAATCATACCAAGAATCAAAAGAAAAAACAGGTGAGTTTTCTAAAAATACACAAAATCTTGCAACTCGTTTAGAACGCGCTAATCGTGAATTTGCTGAAACAGAAGCCGAATTAAAAGATGTCAATGCGCAGTTAAAAACAAAAAACTGGGATGATGTCGCTAAAAGCGCACAAAATGCAGGCGACAAGATGCAAAACGCAGGGCGAAAGGTAAGTTCTTTCGGTAAGTCATACACGATGGGCGTTACTGCACCTCTTGTTGCTGGTAGTGTAGCAGTGTTTAAAGCATCTAGTGATTTTGAAAGTGCCTTCGCAGGGGTAGAAAAAACCGTCGAAGGAACAGAAGGACAGATGAAAACACTACGTGGTGAAATAAGAAACATGGCCAAAGATATTCCGGCCACCACGACTGAAATAGCTGCAGTAGCAGAAGCGGCTGGACAATTAGGAATTCAAACGGAAAAAGTAGAAAAGTTCACGAAAACAATGGTGGATCTAGGTGAATCTACGAACCTTTCAAGTGATCAAGCAGCAACGACATTTGCTCGTTTTGCAAACATTGTAGGCATGAGTCAAGATGATTTCGATAGGTTAGGATCAACAGTGGTAAATCTCGGGAATAATTTGGCAACAACTGAATCTGAGATTACAGAAATGGCACTACGTTTAGCAGCTGCAGGTAAACAGGTAGGACTGACTGAAGCTGAGATATTAGGTTTTAGTGGTGCGTTATCCAGTGTTGGTATTGAAGCCGAAGCGGGCGGAACTGCATTTTCAAAAGTTATGATAGATATGAGTCTAGCTGCTGAAAAAGGCGGAGACGAGTTAGATAATTTTGCGAAGGTAGCTGGTGTGTCTGCTAGTGATTTTAAAAAAGCGTATCAAGAAGATGCAGCCGGTGCAATTACCATGTTTATCGAAGGTTTAACTACTGCAGAAGAACGCGGACTATCTGCTATCGGTATATTAGATGAAATGGGTATAACTGAAGTTCGTTTACGCGATACGCTATTACGTGCTGCGGGAGCTTCAGATGTTTTCTCGGGTGCCCTTGAGATGGGATCTAAAGCGTGGGAAGAAAATACAGCATTAACAGAAGAAGCTTCAAAACGTTATGCAACTACCGAATCACAATTAAAAATATTATGGAATCGAGTAAAAGATGTAGCAATTACGTTAGGCGATGCTCTAGTTCCAGCAGTTATGGATGCAATTGATGCAGCCGAACCATTAATCCAAAAGATCGAAGATGGCGCACAAGCATTTGCGGATATGGACGAAGAACAGCAACAAACGATTCTTAAATTTATTGCTATTGCAGCTGCAATAGGGCCAGCGAGTATTGCTATTGGTGGTATGACGACAGCTGCGGGTGGATTGATGAAGATGTTTGGAAATGTATCTAGCCTGCTAGGTAAAGTTGGTGGAGTTGGATTACTTGCACGTATTGGTGGATTAGGTATAGCAGGTCCAGTCGGATTAGCTATCGCAGGTGTTGGTGGATTGGCGTTGGGTGTTTATGCTCTTTCTCAAAATACTAGAGATTATCAGGAAGAAAATTTGAAAAAGATCGAGACAATGCAATCAGATATAGAAAAAACAGATGAATTAATTAAGAGTTTTGATGATCTAAAAGATAAGAATGAACTTAGTACAAGTCAAATGCTTCGATATATGGATATTTTAGCATTACTGGAACAGACAACAGCTCCTGACCGAATCAAAGAACTATCTGATGAGCAAGCAACGTTGTTAGGAAAAAGCACATTAACAAATGAAGAAATGGAAGTGTTTTTGGGTTTAAATGATACTATTATTGAGAAATCCCCAGCAACGAAAAAATCAATTAGTTCGCAAGGTGATGCATACGCAGAAAATACAATAGCCTTAAAAGAATATAACGAAGAACAGAGAAAAATATTAGAAGCAGATACACGCCAAGCCCTTCTCGACTCTGTTAATGAGCAAAAAATTGTACAAGAGAAATTGAACGAACTAATTAAAGATGCGGAAGAAATAGACAAAGAGCGTCTAGCTAATGACGAAATAAGAAAACAAAATTTACAAAATCAAATTGATCAAGGCATAGTTATAAGTGGCTTAGAATCAGAAATAGCAACTGCTGAAGAAGACAACGATTTAATGAAAGCGGAGAGACTAAAAAATCAATTGGGTTTAGAAAAAGACAACTTACAAGAATTGATCGAACAAGAAGACGCTATTGGAAGGCAAGGTAAGGGACTAACCGATAAGTACACTACGAATCAAGAAAACCTTGATATATCACAGAAAGAGTTAGCTGAACTAGAAAACATACGTTACAAATTTGAAGAAATTATACTTGCTCAATCTGGAATTAATTATGAAAAAGGTAAAGGTCTAGACGCAGTTCAAAAAGAAATCTCTAAATTAGAAGAACAAAAAAAGAAATTAGATGATTTGCATCGTAAAGGCGAATTAAATACACAAGAATATGAAGATCAAAGTAGCAAAATAGATACACAAATAGGTAAACTCCGTGATGCGGAAGGCGAGTTAGTGGATATAAATGCATTAGCTGGGAAAACGATTTATAAGAATTTGTATATTCGTAATCAATCTGAAAAATATTGGAATGATTTGAATGCACAATTAAAAGCACCTATCAGCAAACCAATCCAATTGAAATACCAAAATATATATAGTGGTATCCACAAGGATATCCCACAGTATGCATCAGGTACAAGAAGCCACTCAGGTGGTCTTGCTATAGCTGGTGAAGCAGGATGGGAGCTTGCTAGATTTCCAAATGGTAAAATGACTCCAGTAAATGAAGGGGTTTATAACTTCCCAACTGGAACGCAGATTTTCCCGCACGAGAAGTCAAAAGAAATGGTAACAGAATTTCGTGAAATACCACAAATGGCTGTAGGTGGAACGATTACGAGTAATGGACCGCAATTAGGACAGTATGATCAATTAGGTGGTAATCAATCGACTAGTTTAACAGGACAAGCAGTGATATACACAACAGTAATAAATCAAGTTAATGGTCGTGAGGTTAGTAGAGAGATTTACAAAGACATTACAGAATTACAAGAACGCGATAAGAGAGTGAGGGAGAGTTTTGCCACATAAAAGTCTAACATTTAACGGAGAAAGAAAGTCGTGGATTTATTTGTTGGAGGGTAGGCAAAAGCCTCCATTTCCTCCTGTCAACAATAATTTATTGCGAATACCTGGTATGCCAGGTGCACATATCCAAGCAAGTGATACGGATGTACTTTATATTATTCAGCCAATTGGTTATGTGGTGGAAGATGACGAGGACTTTCTAGCAAAAAAAGATGAATTGGCGGAATGGTTGATTACTAAAGAACCAGTTGAATTGCAATTTGACGATGAACCAGGTCGGATTTACTATGCAAAGATTGATGGTGGAATGGATGATTTCACAAGGTTTGAAGATCAACGGAAAGGTACCATTACTTTTTTATGTCCGGATCCTTATTCTTATGGACCAGAAAAACAAGTACTATTCCCAAGTGATAACGTGTTACTAACCAATGCAGGAACAGCTGATGCAGATCCGACATTTGAGTTGGAAGTAACTGCACCAATTACCTTTGCAATGATTCAAAACCAATTAGGCGAATATATGATGATTGGCAAACCTACCCCGGCTGGTAATTCGATAGTTGATCGATATACAACAATAATGACTAATGAAGCGAGTACTTTGGTAGGCTGGTCTGACGGAACCACTTTAGAGGACGGATTAATTACGGGAACGATGGGCTCGTCTGACGGAAAATTCCGTGCAACAGATTATGGTACTGGATCGGGATGGCATGGACCAGCAATTAAACAAAGTTTATCTAATCCATTGCAGGATTTTAATTTACAAGTAAATATTGAATTTAACGAAGCCAAAGCAAATGAAATGGGTCGTATACAAGTGCATTTGTTGGACGTTAGCAATAATATCGTTGGTATGGTTTCCTTTTTCGACTTATACGCTAACTGGTTTGATGCAGTAGGTAGGTCGCAAATGGGTGTGGGTGTCAATAAAAAAATAATTGTATCCGATAGAGGGATCAATTGGGATGGTTATTTCGTTGGTCGATTAACAATGCAACGAAAAGGGCAGGAGTTTATAACGAAGATCAGTCGCTATAACGCTTACTTAGGCATATACCAAGACACCATAGAAGGCGTACTTACCGATTACAATAATGAACACCAAACCCCTATAGCGCAAGTGCAAGTCCACTTCGGAGCGTACGGTACTAATCTACGTCCTTATATGACTGTAGATAAAATACAGGTTTTACAAGTAAACGATGTTAATCAAAATCAGATTCCGATCCTTGCTGATGTAGGCGATAAACTAACTTTTGATCATAAAAATGAGATTGTTTATCTAAATGGAGAGGACATAAAAAAAGAGAAAGTTTTCGGAGCAGATTACTTTAAATTAAAACCTGGAGAAAATCAGTTAATTGTTTTACCGCAGGACAGTTTTGATACTACCGCTAATTATAGGGAGCGATTTCAATGACACAAATACACGTACTTGATCATCAGACGGACGAGATCTTAGATACCCTAAACAACGAGGGTATTAATCCTTTTTGGGATGATAATCATCGTGAAACGCTAAATAATGAAGAAATATTCGACTTTGTTACATCTAAGAATAATCGAGCAACACAATATTTAAACAAACGCAATCGAATCATCATCCCAACAGATGGTGGTTTTTTTCGTGAATTTATTATCGATTATTCAGACATTGTTAATGAAAATGTAGAGATAAAGACGTTGGCATCTTATGTAGAATTGAAGAAAGTTAAACCTATTGCGCCCGTTACACTCGAAGGCCAAACAGTTAATACAGGAATGGATTACATCTTGGCTGGCACAGGATGGCAACGAGGAATTACGGACTATATGGGTACTAGGAAGATAATATTTGAAGATTATATTAATCCTTATAGTGCGATAAACCAAATATCTAATGTAGATACGTTTGATATGGAATTACGATTTAGGATTGAGACAGATGGAAATAAAGTAACTCGATATGTAGATATGATCGAAAAACAGGGTGAATGGAACGGAAAGGAAATTGTCTCAGGAAAAGATTTAGTTGGGATGAAAAGAACAGAAAGTACAGGTGATATCGTAACAGCATTAATAGGTATCGGCCCCGATAAAGAAGACGGAACTGCACCTATTATTGTTGAGGTTGTTAATGAGGAAGCACGCCAAGCCTGGGGGCGTGATGGTAAGCATTTGTGGGGTGTTTATCAGCCTGATTCCACTAATCAAGATATGACGATCGAAGAATTAACAAATCTCGTTGAGAACGAACTACAAAAGCGCATCACTTCCGTTGTCCAATATGAGGTAGACGGAGCGACATTAGAGACTATCTTAGGGAGAGAACACGAAAAAGTAAGTTTAGGTGACCAAGCAAGGATTAAAGCAACGGAATACAATCCACCTATTTATTTAGATTCGAGAGTTATTGCGAAAGAAGGGCCGATAACTGATAGATCTAAAAAGAAATATACACTTGGAGAGTTTATAGAGTACAGCCGACACGATGTAAATGCATTAAAAAATTTATTGCAGAAGCAAATCGCTAAAAAGATAAGCGAGGGTAGGCTGACAGAGGTTACTTACACAAAACAACAAGTAGACGATAAAGATATTGTTGTTAAAAATGATGCGGCTACTGATGCACAACAAAAAGCGAGTGTAGCTCAGCAAGCAGCTGAAGAGTATGCACTCGCAAAAGCACAGCTAGCTGAGACGCAAGCAAAGGCTTATGCTGATGGAGAGGTGAGCGCTGAAGAACAGGCGCGAATTGATGCAGATACCGCCAAATTAGCAGAAGCAAAATTACATGCCGAAACAAAAGCACAAGAAGCCGAAGATGCTGCTAACACATATACGAACAGTCAGTTAACAAACTATGTTGGTACAACGGCCTATGATAATGACCTGGCAACATTACAAGCCCAAATAGATAATCAGATAACTTCTCACTTTAAAGATTATGCACCTAGCCTTACTAACTTACCTGCATCTGACTGGACAACAAACGCTGAAAAAGATAAACATATTGGTGATTTATTCTACAATTCTAGCACTGGTTACTCTTATCGTTTTATGCTAGATAATACTGTTTATAAATGGACATTAGTCCGTGACGAAGGGATTGCTAAAGCCTTACAGGATGCATCACAAGCGCAAGATACTGCCGATAGCAAGCGAAGGGTATTTGTATCCCAACCAACGACACCTTATGACACTGGTGATTTGTGGGCGAATGGAAATACTGTGTATCGTTCAACCGTTACAAAAACTACTAGTGCCACATTTAGTAGTGCCGATTGGACGAAGATAGGTGATGTAACAAGCCAAAATACTTCTGCTGACACTACTAAGGTAGGCGGTCGTTCTGCTAGCGATATTGAGGACAAGCAAGGTGCACAGAACAAGGCCGATACAGCGGAGAGTCAAGCTAAGTCACATGCGGATGCAGTAGCACTAGCAAAAGCCAACTTAGCAGAAACAGAAGCAAAGGCTTATGCAGATGGAATTGTTAGCATGGAAGAGCAAGCTAGGATAAATGAAGCAGCAGCTAAACTAGCTGAAGCTAAAACTTATGCTGAAACGCAGGTTGATGCTATTGAGATTGGTGGAAGGAATTTAGCTTTAAATAGTAATTTTTCTCAAGGAAAAGAACACTGGAATTGGAGCGGAGATAGCACCCTAGATTTAACAGGTGGGATTGGTGGAAGTTCTTGTTTAAGACTTGATGGTTCTACAACTACATCATATGCAAGACATGAAATATTTTTCCCTAATAAGTCCAATGAGAAATATATTGCACAAGTAAAAGTAAAAACAGAAAACATAGTTTATGATGGAGCGGATACTAAGGTTTGGTTCTATGTTATCTATAGAAGTGATGCTGTTGGCTATAATGATAAAATAATAGAAATTAGTGAAGGAACAAATGATTGGCTTACATTAACTATTGAATTACCACCCAATCTAAATCTAAATGAAATAGAATTGTTAGGATATGGGGTAGGTTTTACAGGAGTTTTATGGTTTGATGATTGGAAAATAGAACGCGGAACCAAAGCAACTGATTGGACACCTGCACCAGAAGATGTACAAGCATACGCTGATACAGTCAGTGAAGCTGCTTACTTAGATGCAGTAGCCGATGCAGAAGCTTATGCAGATGATAATGCAACCATGTTAGGTCAGAATTACAACGGGACAAGCATAACTAACACAGATGGCATATTAACCGTCCGAGGAGATCAACTGGTAAGAGTGGTTCAAAACGCAACTCAAGGAATATTAATACAAAGAAGGGCAATTACCACTGATCCGTGGGTTGATGTTTTCTATGTAGATGCTAACGGCAATGTTAAATTTGCAGGGAATTTAGAGGGGGCAACAGGTACGTTTAATGGTAGTATAGGTGCGCAGATATTGAAGATAGGTAATCCTAATCAAGATGCATTAGGTGAGTCTGGTATACAGTTAGTTGCAATGAGACCTATAGCTGGCGGAGGGGGATTTGTTTATGACACTGACTATCATATTAGAACGGATGTTTTTGGCCGTATTATAATAGAAAATGGTCAAGGCGACCCGGCTCTTTTTATAGATGGGAGTATAACAGCTAATATAATATATGCACCCATCTATACAGAAGATTGGACTGTAGCAACTTTACAAAACGGTTGGACTAATAATGGATCACCTTATGGGCCTGCAAGATTCAAAAAAGATGCGATGGGTTGGGTTACATTAGAAGGTCTGATTAAGGACGGATCAACAGGTGCATATGTAGCAGCTCTTACACTACCACCAGGTTACAGACCACAATACAGAAAGATTTTTGATTCCTCATTGGGAACAAGGGTTGATGTAGGGACTAACGGAGTGGTTTCTTGTTATACGGGAAGCTTAGCATCACTAGAAGATATAAGATTTGAAGCTGTAAATTAAATAGAGCAATGGACAAACGCTGAATAGGCGTATTTTTATGACTTGAAAGAAGGGTTGAGATAATCAACCCTTTTCTAATCCAATCTGTATCAAATGCATAATAGTTTGCGTTCGAGTGGTGAATCCTTTTTCTTCTTTGCACTTGTCGATTCTTTCTAGCAATTCTTTTGGATATCGCATGTTCAACATTTGTGATTTACTCATTAAAAACATCCTTTTGTGTATTATTTTAATATACAATATGCTATAATGTATATATAAACAATACACGACAAAAGGAGATAATGTCAATGAAGGAAATAGAATTAACAAGAGATAAAGTTGCTTTGGTTGATGATGAAGTTTTCGAAATGATTAACAAAAAAAGATGGTATGCGACTCATTTTGGATATGCTTCTAGGAAATCTACAAAAAAAGAAAAAGCAAACGGTGCTCCATCCGTTACTTATATGCATCGACAAATTACAAACGCTGGAAAAGAAAAGGATGTTGATCATATAAACGGAAACAGGCTGGATAATAGAAAGGAAAATTTGAGGGTTTGTTCTCGCTCTGAAAACCTAAGAAACCAAAAAAGAAAATCACCTAGTAAAACATCTGTATATAAAGGTGTCTGCTTGGTGAAAAACACACAAAAATGGCGTTCTTACATTTATTATGATGAAAAGGCTCACCATTTAGGTACGTTTGACAGTGAAACAAAAGCGGCATTAGCATATAACAAATCTGCATTGGAACATTATGGGGAGTATGCTTTAATTAACAAAGTTATTTCATGACACTTCATACGAGGTGTCTTTTTTATGCATTAAAAAGTTAGGGGGTCTAATATGCCGGACGAAATGGAGGCGTGGAAAAATGTAATGCAGCAAGACATAATTAATTTAAAATCTAATCAGTCGAACGCCAAAAATGAACGCGATAAAATGCGAGACGACATATCTGATTTAAAACTAAACGATAGATTGCAAGACCAGGAAATAAACGCAATTAAAGATACTCTAAAAGACATCAAGGCTGACACCAATTGGATTAGACGCAAGATCACAGGAGCTGTTATATCAGCTATAGCTACTCTTGTGATTGTAACTATCGGTTGGTATGTCATTCAAGATTTATTAAATTGAGGGAGGTGAGAGACATGTCAAAAGGTACAATTATTCGTACAGCAGTATTGCTATTCGCTCTAATCAATCAAGGTTTAACGATTGCAGGAGTTAATCCTCTACCGTTTGGAGAGCAAGAAGTTGAACAGTTTGTTAGTTTAGCAATCACTATCGTGGCATCTATTACTGCGTGGTGGAAAAATAACGATATAACAAAGCAAGCTATAGATAATAGTAAAAACTAAGGATACCTAACGGTGTCCTTTTTAATTT